GTTTATCGCGTAGGGCCTAGTCCATAGCCGGCGCGGGGCGTAGTATTGGCGGGCATTGGCGGGGGGCGGGCGGCTATCTGCCGCGGATAAGAAGAAACCCGCCAGGCGCGGGCCTAGCGGGTTCCTATTCGGTGTTTTGATTAGTAGTTGCGGGCTGTTCCTATTCTGCCGATTAGGGCGCGGCGGGCGGCGGTTGCCGTTGTGTATTCCTGGAATTGGCCCAGAGTGTCTGTCCCGTTGTCTTTCGTCCAAATGTGGAGTGTGTAACGGCGTGGCTCGCTGTCGTATTGCTCGCTAGTGATAAACAGCCACGCGCCCGCGCTCTCCGTTAGCGTGTCCCATAAGACACGGCTAGAGAAGAAACGCATTGCGGACCTGGTGAAGAAATAGCCGCTCTCCGTGATTATCTCGCGCCATTGGTCCGCGTTTCTGTCATAGGTAGGCGGGGCGATAAACTCCACGCCCGCAAGATTACCGGCGGCGCGCATCAGTTCCACCCTCCGGCCCCGCGTAGTCTCGCGCGCTGTCCTGTCTTGATCTCAAACGCGGCAGGATCTGGCTCGTCCGTGATCTCAAACCCTAGCCGGCTAACGCCATAGCGCGCGCTGCCCTGGTGTTTGCTCGTCGTCACGCTGTATTTGGCAGAGTTTAGGACGGCGCGGCCCTGGTCCGGATAGATTACGGCAATGGCGGAGGAATAGGACCGGACGACAAACGCGCCGGCCTCGTCATAGTCTCCTGAAATTGCGCCGTTACTGGTAAAGGGTTGGAGGGCGGCAATAAAGTCCGCGGCCTCCCGTGTATTAATTCTTGGCATTGTTCTAGTTCTCCTTTTTGTTTCGTCTGTAGTTTCGCCAGGCGTCGCGGCCTGTGTCGTATAGTTCGCGGGCGTAGTAGTGGCCGCCCGCGTCGCGTGTCTCGCGTGTAATTTCGTAGTAGCCGGAGGCGGGGTAGCGGCTAATTGTTACCAATAGGCCCGCGCGGGTTAGGCGTGTGGCTAGGTCCGTCGGGTAACTCATTCCTCCCCGCTTTCGTGTTCGTGTCGCTCTAGTTCGTTTTCTTCTATCTCCGCGCCGCATTCGTAGCAAACAAAAAACACGCGCTCTATCCACCCGCCACGCGTCGGCGTTAGTCCTAGGCGGCGGCCATAATTGTCTAGTTTCATTCTGCCGCCCCCATAACCTCGTCAATGTCTGTCGGTCCGGCGTAGGCGGCTAACGCATTGGCTACGGCGTCAGAGTAGCCGCGCCAGTAATCCGCCGTCATTGGTATAGCCACGGCGGGGCGGTTTTCGCGGCGTAGTGTCTCCACGGCGTAAAGCGTGGAGTTTGCTTCCTCCCATTGGAGAAACGCTAGGAATTTATCGGTCATTGTTTGTTTTCTCTTTCTTTGTTGGCCATAGGACGATTACAAACGCGCCCACGGTTGCGACGGCAAAAATAAGCGCGTCGATTAGTAGTTGGCGGTCCATTAGTTGCCCGCTAGCCAGGCTTCGTGCCTTGCTTCCAATCTTGGGTCACGGCTTGCTAGGAATTCGGCAACAGATAGCCAGGTTTCGGCTTGTCCGTCGGCATAGCCGCCGCGATAGCTTCCGCGGTCCAATTCGTCGGCGCGCTTGTTGGCGTGTTCTAGGCGATAAATTGCGCGGTTGTATAGGTCCGCTAGCGTCTGATTTTCTTCCATTGTTTCGGCTCTCTCTCCCCGCGCCCCTTGCGCGGTTAAGGACACGGTAGCGCGTCTTGCGTCCTTAAGGAAGCAAATTTTCGTGTCGTTATCAAACCGTTATAAACGAACAAGTGTTCGCTTTTTGTCTCTGCCGCTTTATCGGACTGCGTCCTTAAGCGCGCAATGCCCTAGCCGTTTTCTGGACTAAGTGCCAGAATTTGACTAGGGCAGTTGCTTCTCGCGCGGGCGCGCGCGTTAAAGGCTTTTTAACTGAATTTTTTTCTGGCCGGAATTTTCACCGGCGGCCTGTTGTCCCTCCGATCACTCCGGAGACAAACCAAATTAGAACTCCCATAAGTCCCATAGTTATTCCTGCGGGCTTATGCCAGGGCTTTTCTTTACTCTCCCAATAGCCTTCTGGCGGATTGTCTGGCTGTCTTTTCTCGGCCTTACAATAGGCGCGGTATTCGTCGTATTTGTTTATTCTGCCGGTCTTACTCCAGTAGCTATCTCTGGCTTGCGGGTCGCTTTTTAGTCCTGCGTCCCGTAGCGTCATAGCAACCCAGGCGGCGTAGGTGAGCTTATCCACGCACTACCTCCTCAGCTCTTATGTGATTACCGTATTTGTCGTGGCCGCACCTATCACCCTCCTTATACATTCCGCAATTCCATTCTTTATAGAAACTAGGGCGAACCATTGTGCCGTTTCCGTATTGTTCTAGTCCCTGTAGATAGGCGTCGTACATTGTGTCTGCCCAAATGTAATCCATTTGGCCGTCTGGCCCGATTACGGTGTAAGTCATTTCTTGATCCATTTGTTTCTTTCTCTCTTTCTCTTTTTTATTGTTGTTGTTGCGTCGGTTGATAATTTGTTTTTTTGTTGCTTAGGCGGGCATCTAACCCCCCCCCTAATTTTTTATTTCACTCCAGCAAACTAGGCATAATCCACCTAGCACCGGCGAGTTGTATTCGCAAGGGTCGCAATACTTCCAGTCGCAAGTTAGTTGCGTAGCTGCCCATTCCAATACGGCAGACTGCCCGCCATTTTCGTATAGTTCTAAAGACTTCTCGAAAATTTGTTGCGCTGTCATTATTGCGCCTCCAATTGGCATTCCCAGTAGATAGGCGTTACTTCCACGCCTAGTTCTTTCTCTAGTTGATCTAGTCCCAGCAAATAAGCGTGTTCTTCATTATCAGCATTGACTATTGTTTCCAGGGCAGCTAGTTCTGTCGCATAGCGGCATAAGTAGAAACCAGGTGCGTACTCGTAATCATTCATAGTTTCGTTGGCATACATTAGTTGCTCTCCTCAAAAGTAATACTGCCGCCTAAGTATTCAGCGTCCTCATAGCCGGCAGGTAATACGGCTGTTTCGTAGAAGTCGCTTATGTATTTGCGCTCGTCGTCGTCAAGTTCGGGTATTTCTATCTCAAACTGTCCGGTGATCGTAATTGTGTATTTCATTAGTTCTCCTCCAGTTCTTCCTCGTCGCCGTATTGGACTATTACCCAGTTGCGGTCGTCGCGGACCATAAAGTTCAGCTCGTCTGCCGCTATTTCTTCCCAGTCTGCGTCCGATAGGTCGCTGTGTCCGTCCACCGGAAACTCCAGCGTTGCGCCGTGTAAGAAACTATCTGCGCGATAGGTGCGGCGTAGATTTGGCTTTATTTCTTGCTTATTCATTCTGCGTCCTCCCAGTCTGTCGCGACGGCTACTACTGTTTCTTCGATAGCGTCAATTAGTGCTTCCCATTGATCGTCTGTCCATTCAGGCAGGCGGGTAATTGTGTATTCCATTAGTTGCTCTCCTTAGCTGCTTGTGCGGCGTGGTGTTCTTCGTAGTGCCGTCTTAGTTCTTCTTGTCGCTTTTCTCTCATTTCGTCCATTTCGACTTGTAGTGCTAACACTTCGACTGCCTCGTCAATGTGAATAGCGACTTGTCTGTCTTCTTCGATAGTCAGATCAAGTCCGTCCCAGCTATACATTTCTGCCGTTTTGAGCGTTAGAAACTCAAGGGTCTTACGGCTAATTGTTACTGTTTCCATTTTCTTTCTCTCTTTCGTATTGTTGTTGGTTAGGCTGCGCCGCAGTTTTCGCAGTATTCGCAGTCAGGGCAGTAGTAACACTCCCCATTTCTTATCGGTTCAGGATAGGTGTTATCACACGCCCAGCAACCGTAGATAATCGGATAGCAACTAAGGCAGTCGTTAGCACCGCAACCATAGGTGCTTCTGTTTTTCTCTAATTCCGTTACTTCCATAGGTGTTAGTGGCATTTCTATCTCTCTCTGCCGTTGTCTGCGGCAATAACAATTCTGCGCCGTGTCTAGTGCGCGTCAAGGTATTTTTTCGTGTCGTTATAGAACTGTTATTTTTGTTATTTGTTGCTCATTCAGCGGCAACCAGGCCGCGATCATCACCAGCATTAGCGCACTCAGTCCTGTTATCGAACAAGTGTTCGACTGTCTGTCTCGCGGGCGCGCGTTAAAAGGCTTTTTAACTGAATTTTTGCCTGACCGAATTTTGCCCGACTGAAAAATAAAAGTCGGACCGGTGTGCTACTTGTCTAGCGGCTTATTGCCTCTGGCGGCATTACAAGACCGGTGAGCAGCGGCCAGCGGTGATAGCGGGTTGCCTGGCTCTAGGTGGTCGGCTTGCCATGGATCATTCAAGCGAGCGCCGTCCCCGCAGATGTGGCAGACAATGGCGGTGTCTCGGACTAGCTTTGCCCGCTTGCGGTAGTCGGTGTTGTAGTAGGCCTTTTTCTTTTCTGCCCTCTTTATGTCGCGCAACTGTTCTACGCGGCGGCGGTGTAGTTCGCACCGGCTCTCGTAGCTGAGCTTGCCGCAATCTAGGCAGGGCTTCTTAAAGGCCATTTTGACTGAATTTTTTTCTGGAGAGATAGGCGAGAGGGAACCTGGCGGAGCAATGAATGGAGGCATTTACCAGATCCCCTCCCACCAAGAGAGAGAAAGGAGAAGAAGCGAGAGAGAGGTATCGCTGCAGCTCCAAAGACATTATGACTCTGTTTGACCGAATTGTCAAGTCCATTGGTTTATTTCTTTTTGTCGGTTGTATAGAAGCCTGAGCCTTTGAATGTTATGGCTGGCGGAGTAAAGACGCGCTCCATGGTCCCCCCGCAATTATCGCATTCAAGATCTGGAGTTTCATTCATTCCATGTCGAACATCCCAGACCTGCCCGCAGGCACATTCGTAGGTGTAGGTAGGCATTAGATTTCGCCTTCTCTATGTAACTGCTCATAGGCCTTGCGTGCGGTGTAATCCCGTGCGCCGCCAGCCCATCTACCAGCGTGATAGTAAAGCTTCTTCTGTTCTTCCGATGGTTCGTAGATAGTTTCCCTGATGACGAACGGCTCAGTGGATGAAAGAGCGCGCTCTCGCATCTGCTTTGCCAGTTCTTCCCAGTTACGCATTATCTAATCCTTACAAACTTTCCAGGTAGTTTACAGTTCTTTAGAACTTCTGCGTCACGCTCGCCGTATGCGATAAGCACGGAGGGGCTTCCGGCAGTTCCACCGATTTCGCCATTTGGTTTGTAGAACCGAATTCTGCCCTTGATAAAGAAGATGGCGGTTGCCCTGTCCCATACGAAGTCAAAGAACGCTTTTGTTTCAGTGCGTGCAAAAACAAGAGCTATGCCGCCCTCATCATGATCTGCAAGTCTGCGCAAGAACGGACCGAGCTTTGGGCCGTAAGGTGGATTGCACCAAACACGACCAAACCAATCCTGAGCCAGTCCGTCATCTTCAATTGTGAAGTGATGCTTAGCGGTGTCCCATGGTCTGTCAACAGATGCACAAGGGTCAAGGTCAAACTCACCGAGTGCTTCCAGAATGTAAGGCGGTGTTAGCCAGACTTCTGTACCTGCAACGCTTGTTTCGTTTCCTAGGTTTGGCATTAGAGCTTGTAAACCGTCCCCGTAAAGTCCACGCCCTTCTCTAGGAAGAACGCACCGAGTCCAGGCACTGAGTCCTCCCCCGTCACTTTTCTCCACCAGCCAGAACCGTTGTCCATAGTTGGAGCCATGATTAGGAAGCGCGATGTGCCGCGTGGTGTTGATCCGAGTTCTGTCACTCTAAGGTGATGCCAGTGTCCGTGAATTAGCACTGAGGCATCTGCGACTGGTTGTCGCCCGAATGCTTGTCCGCGCCACCAGGTTGCCATCATGTCCGGACGCTTGGCCTGATGCCCGTGAACAACTCCGAGAATGTGGAAGCCATCACCGAATACATCTATGGCCAGCGACTCATCGTGCGGCTGAGGCTCGGTGAATCGAATTTTCAGTCCGGCTTCTGAACTTAGGCGAGCTAACTGGCGTCCGATAAAGATGCCCCAGTCGTCGCTTGGCTTGCCTACGGCGTCACGGCCTACGCGCCACTGACAGTGATTAGAACCGACTGATGCGTAGGTAATGTTTGGTACACGCTCGTAAAGCATCTTCAAGGTTTGCCAGGCGAATGTAGTTGCCAGGTCCACCTGTTCCATAATGCTTAGGTCGTTACTTTGTAGCTGTTGCATAGCCGCAGCATTGTTGAAGTTTTCTACGGTATCGCCTAGATCAGCAAAGATAATCTTTTCTGGCTTCTCGCGCTTGACCAAATCCATCAACCGAGTTTGCATAAGTTGTACGCGCTCAATCAGTGATTGAGAATTGCCGCGGTAATCAACCTTGCCCACCTGTAAATCGGACCACATAATCACTAGGCAGCGTGGCTCGGCAGGTGCAGGCTTGGCTGGCTTGGCCTTCTTCTTTGCTTCTTGTAGCAATAAAGGCAAGTCAACCGAATTTAGCTTCTTGCGAAAGTTGAACCGGTAAGCAGTCAGCCACTCGCCGTCGTACTTCTGCCAGCGTGAGGTGCGTGGTGTACCGACAATCTCAATCTCGTTCGGGTCGAATCCTGCCTCAAGCAAGAACTGTTCAAAGTTTGGTTGGTCGGTGTAGCCAGGTGTAGTTGCGATGCCCTCTTGACCATCGAACTCGATGCCTGGTCTGAAATTCATAGGTGCTGTGACCTTGCCAGCTGGCTCCAGATTCTCTAGCAATGTTCCCTACTTCCTGAAGCACGCGCAGATTTTCCTGCGGTGTTTGGCAATGGTTGTATCGGCAACACTGAGTTTTCTTTCCCTCAGTGCTGTTGACAAGCCTTTGTCGCTCCACTTGTCTTTGTCTGCGAGCGCCTTGGTCAGAATCTTTTGATCTGCCTCATCCAGCGTCGCCATGAGCTGCTCTATCTTGCAATAGACGCCCTTGTTCTTTTTTGGCTCAAGCCCCTCTAGCATTCTTTAGCCTCCTTGTTAGCTCATTGATTGCGTGGTCATGCCCTTGATTCATGAGTTCAGTAAGTTCTTCAGGTGTGTGCGGAAAGTCATTGCCATCAATGATGTATTGCGCAATCTTCAGTCCAAGCGCTTGTACCCCCAACTGAATTCCGGCCTCAAGCAAGCTGGTGGCAATACCCTCAAATTCGTCTTGGTATGCCCACTGCTTGATTAGGTCTTCGTAGTTGAAATCTTGCATTAGATACTCAAATCGTTCTCGTCGTCCAACAGCCGTTGAACAACATTGATTAGGTGCTGACCATTGCTCTGACCGAATAGAGCGCGTGACTCTATGTAGTCGGCTAGGTCTTCTCTGATGCAATCTAGATCGGCAGACCACACTAGGTTCTTATCCCTTAGTAGGGCTGCGGCCTGCCGAAAGTCTGCGTAGATACGCGCGTTTAGGTCCGCGTCTCTTTCGTCTTTTAGTTTTTTGTTAGCCATTTCACTATCTCTGGATTCTCTTGTAAAACTACAAGTAATGATTGTTCGTAGATGCTGATGAAGTAATGCTCCCAGTCGTCAAAGCTTGACTTGTCCGAAGGCTTGACCGAAAGCTCAAAGACCATCCGTGCCGCGTGAAGAATCTCATGCAGCAGGGTTACTTTCTTTTTGCTCAGGTGTAGCTCGGAGTCAACAACAATCAGGTTTACTTCATCGCGGGTGTAGCCGTAGTTGCCCTCCGCCAATAGGGAGTCTTGCTTTTTGGTGCGCTCTTGAATGTCGAAGACCTGCGCCCCTATCTTGACGGACTTTGGAATCATTTGTTGTCTTTAGCTTTCATTAGGATTATGGAACTAAGTAAAACATTGATAACGGACAAAATCAGGATGTACTCAAGCATTTGTCCCGCCCTTGATTAGCGCAATCAACTGGTAGGTCGTTGCTACGGCCATCTCACGGTGTCTGTTGTCGGCCCTATTTGGGCGAAGCTCCAAAAGCTTTTGTTGCTCCACTGCTGACTGTTCAAGCAGTCTGAGGATTCTGTTTCGCTCTGACTCCATGCCGGCGTTGAATGTCAATACGCCTTGGCGATAGATCAGCTCTTGGATGTCACTCATTTTCCCCTATTTCCTCCGCTATCTGCTTTAGTGGCTCTAGCGGTACATTGATGCCGTGAGCGCGCTCTGACTTCAGGTGATACTCAAGGCTTTGAATTTTGTCTAGTCTGAAGCCAGACCAACGCTTTGTGTCGGTTTCGATAATTGGAGCTTGGGTGAAGCCCAGCTCTAGGAACCTCTGAGTCGCCTTCTTTGACTTGTCTAGGCGACGGGTTGTGTACTGAATTCCGCGCTTGTCAAACTCACGCTTGGTCTGCATACACTGAACACAATTTGGAAGTTCCCAAACAACAATCGAAATCAAAGCATGGCTCCTGTCTTTTTATTTATAGTTTGCTTTGCCTCTTGAACAGCCTGCAAAGCTAACTCATAGCCTACAGCTTGAGCTTTCGTGAGGTTAGCCTTGTCGCCAAACTCCGTGATAGTCATTGACATTTTTCGCGCAGCGTATTCAGCGCCAATCCTCAAGCCCTGGTCAAATGCTTTGTCCAAGACTTTCGGGAAAATGCCATCTAGTCTGTCGTATAGCCAGTTAGTGAATTTCACTTCTGCTCTCCTTTGATTAGCTGCTCAATTCTGAGCCATGCTTGGTCTTGAATTATTCTTGGGTTTTCTTCGGCAGTGTTGCGAGCTACAAATGTCAAGGCTTCTGCGGTTTTTTCGTTTTGTAATACTTTGATAATGCGCTCGCGCTCGTCTTTAGCACCTTGGTTGTAGGCGATAAGAGAGCTTTTGTAAATTAGCGTTAGCATCTCACTCACTGAACTCACCTCTGACCTGGTTTACAGCCCAGCGGATTGCCTCTGCAAGCGCAGGGTTTTCTTTGTTCCATGCACGATCTGACAGCTGGTCTAGTTCTTCTAGAACTGAATTCCAGCCCATGTCGTAACCGTTCTGGAACAGCGCATCAGTGTAAAAGTCAATTTGACTCTTGATTTCATTTACTCTCATAACAGTCCTTTCCTCTGTTGATACAAGTAAACCCCACCGAATAGGCAGGGTCAAGGACATTTAGCGTGTCGTTATGATTTTGTTATACAGCCGAAATTTTGATTATTGCGCCTGTCTCGCGGTCATCCGCATAGTGTTTGCGGGCGATTATTTCGACTATCTGCGAGTCATCACCGAAAATCAAACCTGACTGCCCAATGCCATCGCCTACGCCACGAACGAGCTTGTCTAGGTCTGGTGGGACTGTTGGCCTTGGCCGAATGCCGGCCTTGACTGATTTGGGCCGTTCTAAAAAGAAATCTACCTCTAACCGAATTGGTCCAAGGTAGATGTTCTCGTTAGCGTACGGTTGGCAAGCTTCTTCGATTGCCGCTCGCCACTTCTTTAGGTTTGCTGATTGCGCTTCAATGAGGCGACCATGAATTATTTTCTTAGACCCTTGCGGGGTTGGTCTGCCAACAACATTGAGTTCAATCACCACTCCAGTTTAGAATGGGCTGTCCGACTTGATTACTGGGTTGTTGACATGGATAGCAGCACCCTGCTTGTCCATCCCAGTTCGCTTGTCTTTGTAGGTTTCTAGTCTGACGGATAGATCTCCAACAATGTCAACGACATCGCCTTCTTTGAACTTCTCCTCAGTCCAAACCTTGTAGTACTCATCCCTGAGTTCCCCTAGGACTTTTACCTTTGCCTTTGCAGTAAAGCCTTTGGAGTTGATGTAGGCGACTGTCGCCTGGCTGATTTTTACTTGAGCCATTTTCTTATCCTTTCACATGGCCTGGAGCCACACAATCTAGCTTGCCACAAATTCTTGTGCCTGGCAAGACCGGCCTCCCATTTTCATCTATTGGTGTTGTCATGTCTTCTGCGAAGTGTCCGTGCCAGGGGAGGCACTTGTGTTCTCCGCTTTGGACGGTGTTTGATTTGGTGAATCTACAGCTTTCACAAAGCATCCGCAACTTGCGGCGTTTACGGCTAACCAAAAAGGTATGGCCGCACCTATAGCAATCAACAAACTCATCCACATCGTAAGCCTACCCTCTGACACAGATAGAACAAAGCGCTCTATTCAGGTCGTGTTCGCATTTGGGGGGTGGGGCAGCTAGGGCGGCTAGGCGTTCTTGCTCAGCCAGAAACTCCTGGGTTTGCTGCAAAGCCTTTTCCCGCCAGGCCGAAGTCTCAGGCGTTGAAGCCGCGTTTTCCCAGCTGTCGGCGTTTAGCCAAGAGGCAGGGTACTTCGTGAAGTCGGGGTTTCGTTTCGGATCGTTGCGGTAGGCGATTACGCCGGCCAGGATGTCTTCAAAGGCTGCCCGATGCAGGGCTGACCGAAATGCTTTGAACGCTTTAGCCTTGTCCACTTTTTTCGGATAGGCGTTCCAGAACTCATTGAACAATTCTTGCTCTTGCGCATTAATGTTTCTATTAAGGTTTCTATTAAGGGTTAGTACGCCACCTGCTGTCACCCCTGAAGCCGATTTTGTCACCCCTGACGCGTTTTTTGTCACCCCTGAAGCTCTATCTGTCACCCCTGGCAGCGTCACCCAATAGAGGTTGGACTTGTACTGACCGCCGCTAGGAGCAGACTGAACTTCGACCTGTAACTCGCCTATTTTTTGTAGATACTGAATGTCCCGCTGGACGCTTCTCTCACTTGAGTTGACCATGCGAGCGAGTGTGGCGATGGACGGCCATGCCCCTATTTCGCCCTGATGATCGGCTATCGCTAGTAGCACTAACCTTGCTCGTCCGTCCGCTTGTGACTCCCGCCAGACGGCGTTCATTATTTCGATGCTCATTTTTCCCTCCTAGAAAAGTGATACTGGTTTCCAAATCGTTTCTTTCGTTCCGTCCGGCTTTAGCTCGTACCATTCCCCATCGCAGCAGTCATAGACGCCCTCGTTGAACCATTGCCAAGAACTTAGTTTGTGTCCGTATTCTCTCGCCTGTTCCGCAGCCCACGAGTCCGATTCGATACGGGTGTTGTATTCGGCGCAGACTCGCATGAGGTTTTCATAGACATCAATAATCTTGGAGCCGCCCATCCCGCGATTTTTCCGATGATGAATGACCAAATCATTAGTGTCGCCACAGTGCCAGCAGTACGGGTCGCGTTCTTCAAGTTTCTTCCTCATGTAGGGGCTAAGTGTCATTTCATCTCCGCCTGAATCAGCTTGACCTGAGTGCCAATAGCCATCAGGCTAGTTTCAATGATTTTGATTTTCATTTTGATTCTGTTTAGCTCTGCTCGGCGTAGATCGCGTTGCAGTCTTGCATCAGCAGATTCTAGTTTTGCCAAAGCTGTTCTGTCAGCGACAGTGCCTTGTGTCTTGATAAATGCTTTTTGCTCGATAAGGTCGAGTTCGTGTTCGGCTTCTGCCAGTCTGACTTCGGCTTCGTAGAGAGCCTCAGCTCCCCGACTGTTCTCCCTCGTCAGCTGGGCTATCTGTTCCGTGATCTGAGAAGGAATCACTTAGCCTCCACAGTTCGTAGGTAAGTTCTTTTTTCCAGAAGTCAGCTTCATTTTTCTGCCCCGTCCGCAGGGCCAGCTGATAGGCCTCCGTAAGCTCCAGGACTTTCGACATCAGGACTGAGGAGTTTGGCACGGGTTTCAATCCTTTCCAGAATGTCTGGCGATGCGCCTTCACTCTTTGCCTTTGCGTATAACCAGCGTAGTCCAGCAAGGTCAGAAATCTTGTCTGCCTCCACTAGCCAGTTGTCACGCTTCGCTGAGACGCGTTCTACCTTTTCCATTTCTTCTCTGCTGCTGCGCTTAGATCCGGAGTATCCTGCGTTGGCAAGTGCGCGTCCCGTACTACTGGTCTCTGCGTTTTCAAGAGCGCTAGTCTGATTCGCACCAACACCACCATCAATCTCGAATGCCAAACCAGAGGCCTTCGGGAGATTGTTTGCTTGGTCGCCAGCAGTAAGGTAAATTTCTGTACGAACAACCCAAGTCCCCACAGCACGGTCAGCAGGGGTAGTGAGATTTTCCGTGATGATTCTTCCGTCGGGGTAGTCCGCATAAAACTTCCTAATTCGTGATTCAACTGTTTCGTATTGTGATAAATCAAAGCGTGGCATTTGTCCTCCTAGACCCAGCTCGTGCCTTTTTTGTTGATTACCAATGATGGCGTGCCAGCCCTCATTTGGCGTGTAACGACCCGCTCTGGACCGTTCAAAGTTTCGATTACGCCATACTTGGCGGTTCCCATCTTGTCCATCACCTCAGATTTGGCCCTGAGAAGCTCAGAATAGGCCCTGTCAGCCTTTTCCTGGGCCTGGAGTAGTGAAATCCCCAACTGACCCAGTTCGACCTCTCTAATCTCAATCTGCGGGTTCTCAGCCCTAACTGCGTTGTAGGTCGCTTCTGACCCGTCCCAGGCGGGCTTGATGTCTTCCTGAATCGAATGCCAGAACGCGTCAATCATTTCGTTCTGTAGATCAATCGCCTCTTGGTTCCAGCTGACCTCGTATTCGTTCCAGGTCATTCCGGCAACAGCCACAATGCGACCCTTCTGAATCTTGAGTACGCCCATGTAGTGCAAGACCTGAGCTAAGTAAGCCTGCGGCGGTGACTCCCAGGTGCTGCGGGCTGTCTTGACCTCCAAGACCATCAGCTCTTTAGTTTCCTTGTGAATAGCTATGGCATCTGGGTTGGCGTGCCGGTAGGCGCAGTCGCCATCGGCGTAGGTGCCGGTAGTAAAGACATCCCATTCAGGGTGTTCTTCCATCCATAGTTTCAGGATGGGTTCTTCAAAGGCCTTACCGAACCGAATTGCCCAGTTTTCTTTGACCTCGGAATCAATCTTGCCTGTTTTCTTTGCCCATAGTGCATAGGCGCTTTCATAGGGGTTTAGGCCGAGTATTGTTCCGACCTCGCTACCTCCGACACCGTTCGAGCGTTCTGCGTGCCACTCTGGGCTGCCTGGCTCGAAGTTGCCTAGAAGCTTTGCCCCATTTATGAAATCTGGTGCATAAATCTCCACATTTTCTCCCTTTGTTGGATAGCCTTACTCTATGCGAAGCATGGGTCTTTTTACAAGTGCGTATACCAAATTGTTATACGCCATACATCAGGCTGGCGGAGTGCCGTGCGAGAAGAATCCTGATCTTTGGTTTCCAGAAGACATAGCCGACCCGATGCTGCGGCATCAGGCATCGGCAGTTGCTAAGGGCTTATGTCACGAATGCCCAATCAAAAAGCAATGCTTTGAGTACGCGCTTAGGACTAATCAGCGCTACGGAATCTGGGGCGGCACCTCACCTGAAGAACGCTGATTTGACAGAAATCGAATTCTGTCTAATGATGTAGGCATGAATCCACAGAGAGCATACGAAGCCTTGAAAGAGGCTATTGAGAATTCACCGATTGTTGTGCCTTGTCAGAACACTGACCCTGAATTATGGTTTGGCGACATTTACGAAGGCTATGACTTTACACGAATGGCAAAGAAGCTTTGTTCTAAATGCCCTGCTCGCAAAGCTTGTGCAGAGTACGCGATTGCGTCAAATGAGCTTTACGGTGTTTGGGGTGGAACTAGCAGGCTTGACCGAATCAAGATGAAACGGCAGTCGGCTGCTTAGTCCTTCTGAGTGACAATCGAAGTAAGAACTGACAGTAATCCTGCACCTAGAGAAACCGACGCAAGCGAAGTCCAGTCAATCTGAAATAGGCCGATAGTGCCGGTTCCTAGATAAGCAAGCGCAGCCTGAGCTACTGTCTTGATAGCGCGCTCACCTGCGTAGGACCAAAACTCAATACTAAAGAATTTCATTGTCTTCAACTTTCTGTTTTTTGACATCTTCGTATGTTGCACTAGCAGTATAAGCGGTAACAATGATAGTTAGCAGAGCGATGCCGCCAGTTACGAGATTATTTGAGACACCTGTATCCCAGAAGAATGTCAAGGCTCCAAAGACAATCATTGCTACCGAGAGCCTGTAAGCACCGAAGATAAGCCTTCTACGGAACTTCCAGTTGTCTTTTTTGTCGCTTGTTGGTTTGCCTAAGAAAAACAGCCCATCTACGACTGTCTTGGCTACAGCTCTAAGATTCACCATTACGCTTGTTCATCCACTTGATCGGATCTACTGGAACCTTGCCCCTGACCTCCCAGTGCAGGTGGATTCCGGTGGATGCTCCGGTAGTTCCCATTACGCCAAGCTTCTGACCTTGCTTTACTCTGTCGCCTTTTTTGACTGTTAGTGAGCCTTCGACCATGTGAGCAAGAATGTGAGTAGCCCCAGAGATGCCACGGTATTTGACGAAGTAGCCGTATCCGCCACCTGGTGCGGTGGACTTGCGAGCTTCTAGGACTAGGCCATCTTCAGGGGCAACAATCGGAGTGTTCTTTCGGCCTGTAACGATGTCCACGCCAGCGTGTAGTCGCTTCTTGCCCGTAATAGGGTGAACTCTCCAACCGAAAGGTGAGCTGACTCGGTATCTGCCGTTTACGGGAGCGAGAATCATCTAATCAACGCCCAGAGAGCAGCTACAAAGCCTGATAGACCTGCACCTAAAGCAGAAAAGGCAAGCTTCTCAATCCACTCAAATCGAGCGAGCTTTTGCTCAAGCTGATTGACCCTGTTAGGTAGGTCTTTGAGTGACTTGATGTCTGCGACTAGCTCAATCTGTACTGCTTGTAGCTCAATGAGTTTTTCGTAGATGTCTCTTTGCGTAATCCGAACGCCCGTTGTTTCGTCAGCCATTTGTTACTTGACTTCTGTGACCCTGACCGAGCTGGTTGCACCAGAACCGATTGCGTATAGAGCGTCATCGGCATTTAGCTGGAATACGGTTGTGTTGGTCTTGCTGAGCTTTACGCCATTGGAAGTTGTTACGGCAGTTCCGCCAACATAGACAGCGGTGTCGCCGTCATAGTCACCGTCTTGCAGGTAAACAAGCTTTGGGGCGATGGATGGGCCAGCAACCTCAGTTACGGCTGTTCCCACCGATACGGCTGAGTTAGTTACTGGCATTACGCACCTACGATCGCTAGTGCTTCGGCTTCACTTAGGCCTAGTGCCTCTAGCTTGGCTAGTGCTGATGCTTTAGCGGCGGCTTTAGCGGCGGCCTCGGCTTCTCTAGCTTCCTGCTCGGCCTGAGCCTGAATAGCCATCTGCTCACGCTCGGCAATTTCTTCGGCGGTAAGTGGCACGATGGACTCACGCTCACCAGCTGGCTTGCTCAAATCCACGATTATTTTTACTGGGGTATCTGACATAGTTTCTATCCTAACTTATGATGTAGAGGCTTGCGGTTGTGTATTGAACGAATGTTGTGCCGCTGGAAAAAAGCTCAAGGCTAGTAATTGCCGCCGTATTGGCTCTTACACCAGCAGTTAGATAAGACATCGCAAATGTGTCATTATTTTCCATCACAGAATCTACGCTGACTGAATTGTTTTGAGAAACCGAATAATTTGCGAGGTAAATTTGAGTAGATGTGAATGTATTTGCTGTATTGTTACCAGCGTTTATTTCAGCGATAAACATTTCAGTCGCACTAGCATTGTTGCCCGATGAAGCGGTACTACCAGAGCCTCTTAAATATTTACTCGAATAGTCTGAGGTGCTTGAGCCGTTGAATTTCAAATAGAGGCTTCTTGCAGAGGATGCCAAAGCAACCCGACTGCTAAGAACAATAAGCAAGTCCTTCCCCGTTTGCGCAATGTTCGTAAATTCAATCGAAGCCGCACCGCCCGAACCGACTGTTACTGTGCTTACAAGTGTCATAGCCATAATTAGCTCACTATTCCGTATAGGTAGAACGAACTGCCAGTAGCAAAAGTAGCACCCGAGCCACGATACTCAATGGAGTTGATGGCTGATGTTGAAGCCCACCTACCAGCCGTTGCTCCAACTGATGTTGAAGATAAACCATTGGCTCTGTGTAAAGTTGATTTGTGTTTGTTTGTTGCGGAATAATCCATTATTTGAATTATTGACACGGTTGGGCCTGTGTAAAGTTCGCCATTATTTAGATTGACATACAACGCATTGTAGCCTGACCCACTGCCCGATTGGGTGGCGGAGCCAGTTCCTTCCATAGTAACCATATTGTAATTAGACCCAGAATCGGCATTGAATCGCATAGAAGCTCCGCCTGTTCCAACCGTTATTTTTGCAGTTACAACCAACACCAAATCCCGATAGGTCGCAGGGATAGAAGAGAAAGTTACGCTTGAAGCATTAGAGCTTAGAACATTAGAAGCTAGCAAATCATAAGTCGGGGTTGGCATAGTTTTTCCTTTCCCTGCCTACTTGATTCCGTATAAACTGAAACGGGAGCCAGCAATAAAGTTATTAGCTGGAACTGAAATCGTCAGAGAATCAACTGCCGTAGTTTGGCGATAAACGCCCGAAATAAATTCTATGTATGTATCTGCCCAAAGACCCGAAAGACATCTAACAGTGGTATTTTTGTTTGCATCATTGAAATCTAAAATGTCTACAACCATTGGCGTAAAAATGTTAGCAGTAGCCTTGGTTTCAGAAAGTCTAATAAAACCTTGATTTATAGAATTACTAGAAACAACAGAGCCGCCGTCACCTCTTAAAATGTGTCTAGAATAAACCGCAGTTGTAATTCCATTCATTCTAAGATTTACAACTTGGTCTACATCAGACGAAGCCACCATTCTGAGTTGCAGATGCTTGTATGCGGAGTATGTACTTGAAAGACTAGAAAATGAAACACTTGTTGCGGTTGTACCTAAAACAGTAGTTTCAAGCAGGTCATAAGCACCAGCGGCAACTGCGGCTTGTTGAGTATTTAGAACACCTAAAAGAATAAAACTCATACTTAGCTCACGTTTCCGATAACTCGGTAGTTATCAGTATCTACGCAGAAAATCGAAATAGCACCATAGCGAGAGCCGACAGTCAGGGTTCCCGAAGTAATCGAAGTACCACCACCAGCGATTGTTGCGCCGTTAGTAGTAATCGCCAAGGCTGTTCCGTCATTGAAAATTTGAACCTGTTGTCCAATAGGAAAATCAGTTGCGGTTGAAACTGTAATTGTGGCGGCGTTGGTAAATCTTAGGTAAGCACCAGCATCGGCAGTACCGAGCGTGTAGGTGGTTGCAGTTGAAGATGTGATTGCGGTTGCGGCTGAAAGCGTTACAGCACCAGATACTCCACCACCAGTTAGGCCATAGCCAGCGGTTACCGCAGTAATGTCACCTGGGCTAGATACATCTGCCCAAGCTGTTCCGTAAACCTGAAGTGTGCCAGTATCGGTTAGGTAGGAAACCATACCTGCGGATGGTGTGCCGATGGCTGAGGATCGAGCGGCAGTTCCGGCAAAAACCATAACCGACTGTTCCATCAGGTAGCCGTTTACATTGGCGGCTGTCAATACCTCGCCCGCAGTGAATACTTTGTAGCCTAAACCTGCCATGATTTCCTTACCAGCTCAAACTGTATGTGTCTAGTTTACCGAACTCTGCATCATCCAATACTAGGGACGCGAAGTCAATAGCCTGGAAGCCGAGATTGACGAAATAGGTTTCTGGAGTGATGGCCTGCTCCAGGCGGATGACCTCTACAAAGCGCTCAATAGGGTCGCCTATGCCGTTGGGGGTAAAGACCACCTTACAGATAGAACCGATTTCTAATTGACTTATTTCTTCCTGCTCGGCAACCGAAAGCTTGTGCATGGCCACCTCAAGGGCGTTGAAGCGGTACTCAGGCTGGGAGTACTGTTGCGCGTAGATAAGCGCCAGGTCAACGCTCTGCTCGTCTGTGCTGAGAAGCAGGTTATTGATTGTCAGGTTGAAGATACCGTACTCGCTGATGGAATCTGGGTCTGTCGCTACAGCCGTGCCGCCGCCCTGACGCGAGATAACGATTTCGTTGTACAGGTTCTCAGATCCGTAGACGACTTCTAGGTTCTGGAACGGAATGCCCGTGCCACCGAACTGCAATAGGTCAGCGCTTGTAGGCGACTTTGTTCGGTCCTGGAACACGACATTACCGGTCTTACCGATGAATAAGTTACCTGGCTCTGATGAGGCAACAGTCTGCAGATAAGCAAGAACATTCTGATTGTCGTCAATCGGATAGTCGCTTAGAGTTGCTTGTCCGGTGTCAACTGTTCTCAGCGTGCTTGCCCAGTTCACGCTAGGGTCATCAAGAATTGTGTTTATTCTTTGACCTGTTGTTTGAACTGCTGGCGTGCCTGCGCTTAGAGTACGGCTTGCTAGAAGTCCTGTAGCGTCATAGGCAATAGCGTCTGCAATCGAGTCTCCGTTAGGCGCATAGGTCAGGTTCCAGTCATCTACCCAACCGGTGAACTGAATTTCTGTTCCGGCTGAAATGCGAATCTCGCGCTTAGGAATGATGTTGCCAACAAACGGGCTGGCCGTGTAAAGCGGGTCAAAGTAACGGTTGTGATTGTTGAAGGCGACAGTTGCGTTTCCAGCTGGGAACTGGCTAAACAGGCTGCTACGACCACGGTTGATAACGATGGTCTTTACATACTCTGTCACATCATAGAAAATCGTGCCACCAAGACCCCAGTCAGGGTTGTCTAACTGACCTGCTACTGGGTCGTCTAGGACCAGGAACGGACCTACACCAGCAGCTAAGTCAAAGCCAAGTTCTACCTTTGGGGCTATAGCTGTCATTATCTAATTCCAAACGCTAACAGGCTACCATTCTGATTGACGAAGCCCTTTAGGGTTTCTACTGTTTCGTTTTGTTGCGCTCTGTTTCCAGGGGCAATGTTGAAGTTATTTGTTACAACTGTTGGGGCAGCTTGTCTAGCGGCAGTAGCAAGCTCAGCAGAGCTTAGGCCGGACCGAATGCCAGACAGATCAACCTGAGTTCCAGCGGCTACGGCATCGCGCAAGTCTTTGTAGATGTCTAGCTTAGATGCGCCACCTACTGCCTTTAGCGGGTCTGTAACATTAGAAATGTAGCGGTTTGCCCCTGCAATCAAAGAGTCAAGCTTTTGTAGGGCTGCGGTGTCAATTGGCAGTGGTGGTAGCTCTGGGCGTGGGCCTAGGTCAGCTATTTCTTGTGCCGCAGAAGCCCTAGCAGCCGCTTCAGCAGCACTTTGAGCAATACCTACCTGGATGTTGAACTTTGACTGAAATTCTCTGTTGAAGGCTTCTGCAAGCGACCTAGCGGTGTTTTCAAGTTCTTCTTGCTTTGACCGAATTCCCTCTAGCAAGCCGTCCATCATGTTGATTCCGCTGCCATAGAGAGATGCGGCGACTTCTTCGCCCAGATCGCCGCCAAGCATGTCAATTTCTTGGAACAATCCGTTGATTTCGTTGATTGTTTCCGAGCCACCATCAACCAAGGCCTGAGCGGTCTCGCCACCGGCAACAACACCAGCCTGAACTAGCTGGTCAAACAGCATCGGGTCAAGGCCTAGCTCGCGAAGTTTGCGCAGATTCTCTGCAAAGCTGCGAGCGCGAGTTGCTATGTCACGGAAGCCGCTAACGAGCTGCTCTGTCTTGTTCTGAATTGCAGCAATTGGTTCTTCATAAGACTTAGTAACAGTGACGCCAAACTCGCGTAGGGTAGCACCGAGTCGAATAATGCCGGAGCTTACGACTGTGACAGTGCGCTTTTCTGTTTCGTCTTTTAGGCTGCCGAACAATGAAGTTAGGTTTGCAGCAGCAGTAAATGCCTTCTTGTAGTTATCAATTAGGCCTGCCGCTAGATCGTAGCGCTTAGCAAACTCATCACGCTGACGACCAAGGTCTTGCAGGGTTGAAAGCTCTCTGCGCGCAAAGTCTTGTAGTGACTTGTATCCGTCTTCAAGGATGTCTTCGTTTCTAAATGCGCTACGCAGAGACGATTCGATTGAAGACAGCATTTGTGTAATCTGGCTTTCAAATCTGCCGATTTCACGCTCAAGAGTAGGCAGAATGACAAAGCCCTCAAGCATGTCACTTACGGCTAGTTTGGCTGCGTCAGCCTTTTCCCTGATTCTTTCAAGCTCTGCCTGCAGGCGCTCATTTATGCGGCGAACTGCCTCGTCGTATTCTTCCTGCTTACGCTTAGCCTCGTCATAGGCTTCGTTCTGCTCGCGAATACCGGCAGCAGTGTTGTTGAATTGCTTTTGCAGTTCTTCTAGTGAAAGCGTGCCGCGCTTGATTTGTTGCCATAGCTTCATCCAAGCATCTGAGCCAAGGATTGCATCTACAAGGCCATCCGAAGCACCCTTGAGCTTTAGCTGCTCTCTTACGGTCTGCTTTTGGATTTCGTCCTTCATGTTGTCGAAGAAATCCTTGACTACATCTTTAGCTGCCTTCTTGCCGCCTGTAGTGCCACTGCTCTTGAATAGATCGTTTATCTTCTTAGCTAGTTCAGCTTGCTTAGCCTTTACAAAAGCTTCGCTACCGAATTCAATAAAGCCGACTAGCGGAACAAATACCTTCTTGACCTCTGTTGCTGCCAAACGAGCGTATTCTTCAATTAGACCGAATATTTCTTTCCAATTTGGCCTAGTTAGGATTTCCTCAATCATGCCCGCGCTAAAGCCAAGGTCTTCTAGTCCTTGCTTAGCATTAGCTAAGGCCTTTGCGTCATCAACTCGTTGGAAAGCGCCTGCTAGTCCGTCTAGTTTGCCTTCTGCGTCTAGCGCACCAGTAGCAGCTGCTCTTAGGGCCGCATCTAATTCTTTGAACAAATCTTTGGCATCACGAGCTTCATAGCCAGCCCTACGAGCGGCAGCAGAAGCGGCTCTGGCTCCGCCGTTGTAAGCATCGAACTCACCAATAGCAGCGCGAGCAGCGCCTGTTAGCTGCTCAAAGGCATCAGTGAGCATATTTAGGCCAGCGGCTATTGGGTTAGTGTTTCCAAGCAGCCAACCGAAGAAATCAAGGTAGAAACCGAAGACCTCATTGTCTTCCATTCTTTGAACCATGATTCTGAAGTTGTGTTCAAAGGTGGCCAGTACCGCACTGCCGGCATCCAACATGGCATTCATAGAGCCAAGCAATGAGTTCAGCGTGACAAGTATTGGCTGAAGAATTGCAAAAGCTGGGCCAAGCACGCCAACAATCAGGTTGATGACCTGCTGCAAAGGCATAATCAGGTTTAGAACCGTCTCGGTTAGCTCTCCAAGTATTGGAGCAAGGATGTCAATAAATTGACCTAGGGACTCAAAGATTTGAGCTATGCCAGGACCGGTTTCCTCAAAAATCTGGGCAAAGATATTGTTGATTTCAGCCAGCGGTTTTTGCAGCGGCGCACCAGCAGCAATCTGCAGGTTGCCAAGTACGGCATTCAACCTTTGCTGAGAGGCATAGAGAGTGTCTGTGGCCCTAGCAAACGCTCCGACTGAATCTCCGGCGCGTTCAAACAACATTTCAAGACGAGCTGTGGCCTGGGCATTGGCCAGTTCTGCGCCTTCAAGATCATTTAGCCCCTGAGCAGCAAGACGAGCGTTTACTTCGTTCTGCTTCATGGCGACACCGAACTTTTCAATCGGGTCGTATTCACCACGGAACAAAGCGGTGATAGCTAAGAGGGCTTCTTGGACATCGTAGCCATAAGTAGTTGCAAGGTCTTGAGCGAGAGTTACAAGTCTTTCGGTTTGACCTGCTGACTCATTGACACTGAATCCATACTGCTTTAGAACCGAACCCAGGAAGACCGAAGCTTGCGCGGCCTGTGACTGTGAAAGACCATAGCTTTCAACTTCTTTCGTAAAAGAAATAAGTCTTGGCTGTAGTTCCTCAAATACCTGATTTAGGGCAAGTAGGTTACGCTCAAAAAGGCTTGTAGCTTGTACTGCTTGAGTTGTAAACTCTCTAGCTGTAGATAAAGCTGAAAATGACGCAAACGAACCGGCAGCCAGACCAATCTGTCCGGCCAGACTTGTGAAGTTACCAGTAAGGCTTCTAAGCGCGCCAGATGCCTGCTGTAATCCCGCAGAACGGAATACAGACAGAATTGGGAGTATAAGACTCTGTAGTGCCATTAGTCAGCCAACTTCTTATTTGTTTCAAGTATTACTTGGTTGATTAGCGCAGCAGCATTTATCTTGTGCTTTGCCATGTACTTTTCCATAGTAGGCCATGCGTACCTTGAGGCTTTGTTCTGCCTGCGGTTGTGCGCTTGACGATCTAAAGCCTGTAGCCACTTAGTGCGAGCCTCTACCCTGGCTGGTGTTACAGCACGCATCTTCTCAGTCGCAACCACTCTTGGGCCACCAAATAAGTTGGTTGTATATTCACGAACAACTCCCGAATTCATGCGCTTACGGTTGCTCTTACCGGCCATGTCAGCAACAATAAAAGCAGGTGCCTTGACAAGCAAACGGACTATGGAGATTGTTCCATCCTGAGCTGTTTTCAGCTGTTGCAGAGCCTTGCCCTCGCTGCGGTTCTTGTAATTGACATCAATTCCACGGCTGCTGTTTGCTACTACAAAGCCACGCTCATAGCTGAGTCTTGCGTGGTTGTAATTAGTCGCCATCTTGTCGTATCTACGACCAGGGCGATTCGGCCTTCCAAGAGGACCAGCAATGCCAACGCTTCTATAAACACTTCTCAGTGCATCTCTGGCTGGGGTACCGAGCTGCCTTGCATTGCGCTTGAAGCGCTTTAGGGCATCTGGACCGAATTCTTTTAGCTGTTGCTCTAGCGCCTTTAGGTCGGCAAGTGAGACAGTAGCCTTGCTATTGCTTGCATTTAGCTCTGTTAGAGCATTGAAATTACCAATAGTAATTGTTGATTTGGCGCTTGTTCCTGCCCAGCCTCTAGCAGCACCTGAAAGATAGGAGCGCTGAATAGAGCCAAAGAGAGATGCAAGTAACAAGAATGACCGCCTTACTTTCAAACAATTCTACCGCAATGAGAAAAACCGCCCCCGAAGGGGCGGCTCTCATTTGCTAATGTTCTTAGCCACTATCCAGCGATACATTGTCCACAGCATCCTGTCGTCAAGTTGTAACAACTCGCGGGGAGAGATGTGTGTTTCTACTGCAAGAGCAGCGATGAACCAGTGTGCTGAGTCATCGCCCAGACCCTTTATTTTGGGTCTGTCTCCGATTCACCAACGCTCTCTACGGTGTCTAACCACTTATCGTAGTCAAGGGTCGTAGCCTTGCGTCGGAACTCGCTATGCCAGGCTAGGAACAACAGGTGTCCTAGACGCTGGCTAGTAGCGAGCGAACCAATTGATAGATTGAACTTATCCTCAAAGGCCACCAAGTCAGCTGCGCTGGCTGTGATTTCCTTTTTAGATCCGTCTGCGAAGTTGATACCTAGGTTGAGTCGCATTATTTATCCTTTGTTATGCAGTTGCGTAGCTTACAGCACCGGTAGTCGGGAATGATACCGAGAAGGTGCTTAGGTCGCCAACAGCGCCCGCGATTGGGGTAAAGCTGTTGATTAGAACTGTAGCGGTGTACTTTGGCGTGCTTGCAGATGGAGCAGTTCCATTGCCAGCAATTAGGGTTACAGTGCCAATAGTTCCTACTAGGTCTTGGAACAGGTCTGATACAGCACCAGTTCCGAAGTCTGAGTGGAAGTCAAGGGAAACGGTACCGGACTTTAGTCCACCGATTACCTCTGTCCAACCAGCAGAACCGAAGTCGGTTACATCAACCTCGGCAGCGTTGATCACCAGCTCTGCGCGAGCGCAGTTAGCGGAGATGTCGTCGCCATTTAGGGTGACTGCGTTTGCGGTCACAACGAATTTCGCCATGTGTTTTTCTCCTTATGCAAAGACGGTGACTGTGAATTCAGCCGCCAGATAGGTTTGATCGTTTATTATTATGGAACCAATCGAAGTGCCGCGTTCAACCCGCAGGTCGTACACTTCCCCCGAAAGGGTCTTATCTGATTCTATCGCAAGTTTCACTGAATTTTCTCCCTCTACATCTAGGTAGCCATCCAGTTTTCTTTGCATCTGTCGCTCAGCCGCGCGGCCAACAATGACGGTAACAACGAAGTTATAGGTAGTCAGGCCTCTATTGAAAGCGCCGTCAAACTCCACGCTCTCTAGGTTGACTACGCCAATAGGCGGAGTTGGATTGTCTGGTATCTCAGCAGATGTTCTAAGCCCAGGCACGCCCGCTAAATTCGTAGCGATGCCTGTACGAATTGCGGTAATTGAAGCCACTAGGCCATCCTCATTTTGCGGAACGGAGCCAGCAGAGCCTCGATGTCTGGGTCTGTACGGCTTACACGAACAACACCAATCTCACCGAATCCAGCAACGCCCAGCGGGGAGTCGTAGCGCTTGAACTCGCGGATTGACAAAAGATTGCAGGCCTGTCTGACATCGGTAGGGATTGCAGTTCCCCAACCGAATACTCCGCTTACCTCTACAGTGGCCTCGCCCTGTGAGTCTGGGAAGTTGACAGTTGGGAAAAGATAGTTACCAACTGCGCGGATGCGGGTGTATGGGCTGTAAACGCCTCCGGCAATGCCATTCAGCGGCTCTAGCTGGTAGTCAGTTGCTGTCCAGGTCGTGTCAAAGCTGCCATCTGCATCTGTAGATGTCTTGATTGATGTCAGGGTGATTAGATCGTCAATCTCGCAGATGTAAGAGTCATTTGGTGTGTAAATTCTTGTTGCTGAACCTGATGTGAAGGTTCTTTCGCAGTAGCGCTCGATGTGCCTTGAAGCAGATTCAACGCAGCGCTCAATTAGCGTGTCTTCAACATTGTCGGTAATGCGAAGAATGTCTTTGATTTCTTGCAGGGTAGTGTAGCCGTCAGTAATCGCCATAAATCTATTCTACTTTCAAGCGCCCTTTTATGTTAGTGGTGCTTATGCCAGGGGTATAGGGAATGTAACACAATGCTATCCCTCTTGCGTCAAGCCAATCCTGGTCGAAGCCCATTTGGGCGTAGTAATCTTTCCTGGCCCAGTCTGAACCGATTACCAGAAAATCGGGGGAAACAAGGTCAATAGAAATGCGAGAGTCAGCCCCGCCAACATTAGGTATGACATTCTTGACATACTTCAACCCTAGTAGTACAGCCGCTCTTTCGTCAAATGTCATAATCGGCGGTTTGCCCTTGTAGGCAGCTATAAACTCATCGGTATTTAGGGCCACCGTGACTTCGCCTAGGTCTGCGCAGCGTCTTAGAAAGCTGACATGGCCTGAGTGCAGCAAGTCGAATGTTCCTCCGGTGTAGACAGTTAGTCCCATCTGTTTTCTCTCCTGATCCTGAGTTTCCAGCCAATCTCGTTGGTGTTTGTTTCTGAGAACTTTTTGCGCCATAGCTTGTGATTGTTGTCGTAGCTTATGTTGTTCTGCGCGTGATAGCCACTATGTAGGGTTGAAGAATTATTGTGGTGGACCGTAGCGGGAATGTGATGGAATCCTACGCCTAGCAGGTCCATTCTCCACTCATAGTCATTGTCATCAAAATAAACAGGGTGGAATGCCTCGTCCCATAGCCCAGCAATGTTGACTGAATTTTCAGTAGGAATGACGCATGACCATTTAGGGTTTACATTGACGAAATTGAATTTTGTTATGTCAACCTGTTCAGCAATCGTCTTCAAGGCCCCAGGCTCAAACCAGCAATCATCGTTTGGTAGAACCCAGTAAGGCGCAAACGGCGTTGATTTGATAATCAGATTCCAAGCACCGTTCGCACCGAGTCCGTGCGGCAACCGAATTGTCCATGTCTCTTGAACAAACTCATTTGGCTCTGGTATCCAAGCCTTTTTGCCTGAATTGTCAATGATGACAAGTTTTTGAACCGGATAGTCAATTGAGTCCAGAAGTCTTTGCGCTAAATCGAATTTACTTAGCGTTGCAAAGCCTAGAACTGGAATCACGCAAACACCGATTGGAAGAACGGCACCCACTTCTCTTTCCAAACAACATCTACATCAAATTGCTTGGCAAAATCAACAGCGATTTGGCTAGGGCCTCTTTCGGCGTGATAAGCGTGTTCTAGCGCACGGGCCGTTGCGTTTATTGACGGAATTGAGAAGAAAGATGCCTGCGCTTCGTCCCAGAAGGGCTGGCCATCAATCTTCCAGCTATCCTCAGACGCCAGATCCTTAGATGCAGCAAAGTTGCTTGTGATTACGCGAGTTCCGCAGGCCTGGGCCTCTACGGTTGGAATTCCGAAGCCTTCGCCATAGCTTGTGCTTAGCAAAACATCCATTGCGCTGTAAAAACCAGCCATGTGCGTTTCTGGATAGCCGCTACGCAGTGCGATTGGGTCTGGAAGCAGTACGGCACTCTTATCTAGGCCAACACTCTTTAGCAAGACGGCCAAATCGAAGCCACCGTATGCCCTGGACGGCTCAGTGTGAATGTAAATCTGACTGTTTGGGTATTTTTTGTGAAATGTTGCAAAAGCAAGCAGATTTTCAGCGAAAGCTTTACGGTGAATGACCCCATTGGCTTTGTTAGCCGCGACCATGCCAACTAAAAAGACATCATCCGGCACTCCCATAAATTCTCTAGCTAAAACACCCTCAATCTTGTCCGTGGGTTTGTAAATCTTCGTGTCTATGCCGTGCGGAATGTAAGTTGACTGAATTCCTAGCGATGAAAGCTGCTCTTGGCCGTGCGGTGCCATTGTCACTGGCATTACATTGTCTTTTTCCAAGAATCTGATGACATTTGGCGGTGGAGTTATGTGGTCTAACGGCACCCAAGCGATGACTTGCTCATCAAACTTCATGTTGTTGTAAACCCAGACATCGTAAAGCAACATCAAGACGGTTTTTAGATCAGGATTCTTGCTTTTGAAATCTTGGTACCAAATCGGTATCACATCATCTGAGTAGTTACTCAGTCCTCTAGGGTAATGTGGCACTTTTTGACCAGCAATGTCTAGGGTGGAGGCTCTACCTTCTAAGCCATAGTTAGAAAATGCCGCAAACTTCATTCCAGACTGAATAATTCGCTCAGCCAGCAGCATTCCTTGGTTTCCGTACCCAGTTGGCATTCCTGGGGTGTTTGACGATAGGGCTACAGCGCCCTGGATTCTAGGTTGGGTCATAACATCACCATAGCAAAAAGAAACCCCCGCAGCAACCTAGAACTACGGGGGTTTCGCTTATTTCAAAGGTTAGCTTGCAGCGCCCTTGAAGTACTTGATGTGTGAGGCGTGGGTTAGGTCGCCGTCAACACGCATTAGCACGCGGAATACGGTGCTGTCTGTGTTGAATGCGTAGTCGGTTGAAGTTGCAACCTGAACACCGCCAGCAACACGGACCTTGTAGCTTGGGAAGTGACCGAATAGAACGGACTTTGCGCCAGTTCCGATAGCAGCCATACCTGGGTTCTCAATGACCGAGTAGCCAGCAAAGCTGTCTGGCTGTCCGACATTGACCTGGTATAGGTAGTTACCTGCGTCGTCCTTGAGCTTGCGCATTGCACCGATAGTTGTACCGGTAGCCATGTATGCAACACCTGGTAGACGGCGAGCTGCGCCATCTAGGGTGTACTGCAAGTCAATCAAGTTGTCAGCAGTGAATCCACCGGTAACACCAGTGCCACCAGTTACACCAGAGCCAGCAGCAGTTACTACACCGTTTGGCTGGTCTGAGCCAGTTCCAGTGGTTAGAGCTGCGTTGACTGCGTAACCTAGGCCGTTACCTGCCTGCTCTGCTAGGTGTGCAGAGATATTGAATCCAGCATCAGCAATCAGTTCGTTCGACACAGGAATTAGCAGACCATACTTATATGCTCCCAGAGTGATGGAGCTGTAGGTAGGCTCTGACTCGCCAATAGCAGAACCAGCAGACTTGAGAGTTGCGGTGCTGTATGCAGTCAGGGTTGGGATGGTGATGTCTTCACCAGAAGTGGTGTTGATTCTCTGTCCGACATCTAGCATTGGACCAACTAGACGAGCAACATCGAATACCTCGTCAAAGAATGACTTTGGTACGGTGTTGGTGGAAGGAACTAGAGTTCTTTCCTCTTGTCCGAAGGTGTGAGCGCCACGGGTAGCAGCAATCTCGCGTAGAACATCAGAAGCGTTGCGCTCTGACTTCTCTGGTAGAGCAAAGCCCTTAGAAGCTACGGAAGCCTCTAGTGCGCGCTCCTCGTTGCGCTTAGCAACTGCGATTGCATCATCAGCACGCTTGATGTCGGCTTCGATGCGGTCAATCTTTTGTAGTTCAGCAGCGTCAAGTCCACGGCCTTCCTTCTCAGCACCCTCGATTACATCGCGGATCTGCTCAGTTAGGTTAGCGCGGATCTCCTGCTGAGCCTTTACGAACTCAGACATTTAGTCTCCTATTTATTGATTTACATTTGAATAGTTGCGCTGACGCAAACTAAACACGGCAGAGCTGACTCACATCCGATAAATAAATTTTACAACTGAATTCCACAAATAAAAGAAACCCCCAGAGGAAAGGACACTCTGGGGGAACCCGCTTGAGCGGTCAGGGGCTACCGCTTTTCGTCAGCCTTGAGTACGCGGGTTTCTTTGGTTGGCTCGTAGGAGGAGGCTGCGGAGCGAACCGGAGCATCTAAGCCAACAATTGCTTCAGCCATGGCATCTGCCAGCTGGAAGACTGGACCCGCTTCAGGGTTTCCGGCGACCTTTAGAATCGCCTTCTTGATTTCTTCTTTAGTCGCCATTTAGTTTCCCATCAATAGTTTGAGTTTTAGTTTCTTTAGAGCAAGCTTGTCTAAGTCGCCCTCGGCCATCGCTTCTTCCTTTACGGTGTAGGAGTTGATGGCTTGGTTTAGCAGGCGGCCTTCGTCTTCTGAAAGCTCCTTGCCTTCCTCTAGCTTGACGATTGCGTCAGCTAGAGCGTCTGCGTCAACATTGGCTCTTTCGGCCACTTTGTCTAGGCCGCGCACTGAAGTTGTGCCAGCGGTTGAACTGTACGCTGGAAATGCCACAATGCTTACTTCGTGCAAACGGACCGAACGAAGCGTGCGCTCCGAACCATCGGCAGACCAGTCATCTCCGCCAGCTGGAACACTGAATCCAAAGCTCATGGAATCTACATCGCCGCGGCGTAGGAGTTCTGAGGCATCGCGTCCAGCGGTTGTGTTTGGAAGCTGAGCAATGACCTTTAGTCCACGGCTGTCTTCTGTAAGTCTTAGAGTGCCTGCACGGGTTGAACCCAGAACAGTTCCGGTGTCGTGGTTCCACAACAGCTTGATATCGTTGCGTGCCTCAATTGAGCGCTTGAATGCACCAGGTGCGATTCGCTCGATAAATGGCAGTGGCTCCGATGGGCTGTTGAATACAGCAGCATAACCTTCAAAGGTCATGTAGTCGCCGTCTTCGCGTACTTCAAACTCAATTGGAGTTACGCGTGTTTCTATCTTCGACAATGCTTCGCCTTTCGCTCGGCCTTCGTTTTCTTCTTCAATTCTAGCAACGACACCTTCTGCATAAGCGAGTGTGCGTTGTGCTGCACGCTTTGATGGACCCGAACCCCAGAGCAAGTGTGCAACTACGCCAGGACTAGGATAATCGTCTGAATTAGGATTTGCGGCGGGACTGTCCAGATCAGGAAGGTGACGAGCAATCCAAGCCCGAATCCTAACCCACTTGTCAGCAGTGACATTGCCCGCTGCCATGGCTCGCGCTTCGCGAATAGTTCTGTCAACCAGTCCATCTCCACCGAATCCTTGCTCGTAGTATTCAAGGCCCCTGCGGGCAGCTGCTCTCATGTAAGAGGGCGGCTCTAGGTTTACTTGTCTGTATTCGACTTCGCTGTCTCTTTCGTCTTCTTCGTCTTCCTGCTCAGGGGCCTTTTCCAAAGGTGCTATCTGAGTAAGCGTTGAAAACTTGTGACCGACATAGACATCAGTCTCACGCCAGCCGCCTTCTACTTCTTGATAAATCTGAATAAGGGCAGCAGGGTCAGATGGCGTGCCAGTGACTGTGACCGAACTATCTGGGACATTGATGCGACCATCTTCGACTATTTCTTTGATTTCGCCTCTTGCTCGTCCACCGGAGCTGTTCCAAGAAACAAAGTCACCGACCTTGAGCGTGCCAGGCATTGCGCGCTCGCCACCTGGCTCCATGTCTTCTGCAATTGAAAGTGCGACCATCTGATCAATCGCCTCCTCTTTTGTTTGGTGACAACCCATTACTTCACCGTCTGATTTTTCAACTGCCCATCCTGAGCAATCTGGGTTTTTGTCTGAGATAAAGTACGGCATTATAGAATCTGTCTCATCCAGCTAATAACATGACCTGTCTTATCGCTTACGGCATAGATTTGTTCTAGCGGCGCTAGGTCAAATTGATAGCTCTCCTCTTTTAGAAGCAGCAATCCGCTATTGATAGTTACCGCACTGCCGCCTAAATAAATATTTGTTGCATTGTCGTTATTGTGAATAGTTATGCGACTTGGGTTCGTGTGCCGACCGTCAATAGGAGTAGCTACGGTTCCTATGCTTGTCCATCCATTGCTAATCATTACTGTCCTTCAGGTTGTAGCTGAACCGAAACAGCTCCTGTGTGCTGGAAGTTTGGAAGACCGAGCTTTGCTGCTGCATCAACTGGGTCGTAGCCTGACTGAACTAAGCGCTGTAGCATTTCGACCTTTGCGCTCATCGCAGATAGGTCAGCGGCATCCACATTGACATTGGCCAATGGAACACGAACCGTCTCTGCCGATGGGTCATCAATCGGCTCTAGGTCTTCAAAGCGACGAATGTCGTTGATCTTGTAGTAACCGGATTGCAGACCGCGTGCGTAAGCTTCGGTGCGAGCGTTGACATCTGCGCGTAGAAGTCCGTCTAGTGTGAACTTGACAAATGCTGCTTCCTTGCCAGTCTCCTGAGCTAGAAGCTCTGTCATAGCGCCTTCAATCTTCTGAGCGATTGGGCGAAGCGTGTGAGTTACGAAAGCAATGTTGTTTTGTTCAACTGATGCGTAAGTGTTTGTGCCAGGTAGTCCGAGTAGGTGCGGTGGAATGTTGAATGCGCGAGCAACATCTTCTACGGCCATTCTGCGGCTGTCTAGGAACTGAGCTTGGTCATTTGGAACATTGGTTGGCTTGTACTGAGCGCCACCAGTGATGATTGCTGTCTTGTGCGCTCTTGCCCATCCGCGGTGGCGTGAGTCGAATGCTTCTTGCATTGACTTAGCTTGTTCTGCAGTTAGGTTGCCTGGAACTTCTAGAACACCTGATGTCTGAGTTCCCGAACCGAAGAATCGTGCTGCGTACTTTTCTAGAGCTGATGCTAGACCGAAGTTTTCTTTTAGAGCTTCTACGCGTGAGATACCACGAATCGAACCTGGCTTTACAACATCTGGAATGAAAACAATGTCATCCTGAGTTAGCGTGCGCTCGGTGCCAGTTACATTGAAAATCAAACGGCCTTGTCCGTTGCGCTTGATTTCTACATCCAACGGATTCAGAACTTTCATGTCAACAATCTCGCCGCGTCTGTTACGGAATACGCGAATGAAGACATTGCCTTCTAGCAACAGCGAAACAATTGCAGAACCATAGAAAGCTTCTTTGGTTGTGTCAACATCTGGCTTTGTCACCCAGGCTGGTCTTGGACGCAGTGCGTAGCGTGCGCCTTGCGATCTGATGTATGCGTCAACAGGCAAAGTAGAAATTGTGTCTGAAATTAGTGAGACAGCTGAGAAAACTGCATTGAGTTGTAATGCAGTATCTGAATTTACAACCGTGCCAGATTGTGACTGAACATCTACAAAGTCACCAGACCCCCAAACAGTCTGAAATGAAATCGCGCGCTTCTCGAATAAGTTATTTAGCATTAGCTACGCTCCAGGGCAATACCGAAAGTAAGAGTGGCCACTCCAGCTAGGATTATCCCTAGCGGCAGGTAAACAAAAGCTGCGCCAACCGAAATAAGCGCTGCTCCTAGGATTTGCAAGATTGTTGCTGTCATGTCCGCCTAAATAAATACTTGTGGCACTATTTCTTCCATTCTACCCACGGTAGCCCGTTCATACGCTATAACAGCGGCCACTGCTGCGTCAATGCGTCTGTTGCTGTTTCGATTCTCTTTGACGATACGCGGACCGATGTTGTCAATCTTCAGTACGCAGTTGTCAAGGTGTCGCGCTAACAGCGGGTCGGATGAGTGAGTGAGCTTCTTCTCCATAACTCCGTCGAAGAATCGCGCTGTGGCTTTCACCATACGCGAAGGCGATGTGGATGGAAACTCCACTATCGGTAGGCCTCTTTCTTCCTGCAGGAAGGCCATTGTGCGCTGCCAGCGGTAAGGGTCACAAGCAATCTCTCGGACCTTCGGGTGTTGCTGGCAGAAACTGACTATTTCGTTTTCTACATCTGTAATGTTGACTCGCCAAGAGGCATCGTCGTCTGGACCCTTCTCCCAGGCCTTGATGAGAAACAGGTGTGGCAGCTCATCCTCTTTTGGAATCGTGCAGCCAACCAAGACTGTAGTGTCACCTGAGAACGAACCGTCAAAGCCGATGATTAGTTCGTCATCTGGGGTAACTTCGCGCTCTGCACCGAGTTCATCCCATGAGCCAGTCGGCAGCCAGGTCAAATTGCTAGAAACCCACTGGTTGCAGCGTTTAGTACGGAATTCAGCTTCTGGTGTGCGAAGAACGGCAGATTCAAAGTCTGAGCGTGCGCAGATGTCATCGAAGCCTGGGTTTGCGTCAATCCAGGTCTGGGGTATTTTGTGATCTGCCTCAGCGTTGGCTTCCCACCATGCCATGAAGAATGTCGGGTCTTCTATCTCCCCGCGGGTCACTCGCTGGCCGTACTGGTACAACGAGTAGGCGATTGAGTCTTGGCCTGTGGTATCTGACTTCTGACCGGCAGTTGTGATACAGAACATCGTCGCTTTGTTGCCACGCGCACCCTGAGCCAGTTGCATTACATCGAACAGCTCTCGGTCCGGCTGAGCGTGAAGCTCGTCGAAGATAACCATGGTCGGAGACAAACCTTCTTTTGTAAATGCCTCTGCTGACAAAACACGATAGACCGAGTTAGTTGACGGAATCTCTATGGCGTCTCGGTAGATCTTGGCAAGCTCGGCCAGTTCGGGTTCGTTCTCCAGCATCTTCTTCGCTTCACCGAACACGATGCGCGCCTGGTCCTTGTCAGCGGCGCAGGAGTAAACCTCGCCACCCTTCGGGCCAGTGAGCAGAGACCAAAGAGCCACACCGGATGCTAGGGCCGATTTACCGTTTTTGCGTGGAACGCCAGTGAGGATGACTTTGTGCTTGAAGCCGTCGCCGTCTGCGGCAAAGGCGTTTAGGAGTAGCGACTTCTGCCAATCCCTGAGAATCATCGGCGTACCTGCAGCGCCACCAACAGAATCCTTAGTCACCGTTGCGAATGTGTTTATGAAGTCAATGGCTCTTAGGCCATGAGAGTTTTCAAGCGCAGAGTCTGGGACCGGCGTTATCCACCTAGGAGGCCAGCTGCTCATTCTTCGACCACTTTTCCTGTAGTTGTTCTAGCTTCGACCTTGCTTTGACTTCGGCGTAGCCCAACTTAGTGCGGTCTGCGGGTGTTAGTCCCAGTTTGCCCATGTTGTTGCTAATCATCACCTCTAGGTCGTGCAGCTGACGAACGAGTCGCCAGTTGTCAGGGTCCGATTGCATCCTTTCCATCAACCATAGTCTGCGGTCATGCTGTTCGCAAACCATTTGTAAAAACTGAGTGTCGGTCCGAGCGCTGATCCAAAGCTCACCCTTTGCGTAGATTGCGTCCCATAAAGACTGGCCCGCGTCGTTTAGTGGGCGCAGTGGTTCGACATAACCGCCTGTTAGGGCAATTGTGGCTGATTCCTTGGGCAACGGCCTTTGGCCTGGGTTGCCGAGCAGTCGCTTCTGCTCAAGTGGTTTGGCTGGTCTTCCCATTCCATAAGGCTATCAGAAAACCTTTTTATTGCAGGAATATACGC